CACTAAACGTGATGGCAAGATGTATCTCGACCCATTCGAGCCTGACAATAGACTTGTCATGGTAGGATGTTTGACAGATACAGGTAAAGAATATTTATATAGAGATAACTTTGATGGTGTACAAGCACACTTGGATGAAGCTACTATATTAATAGGACACAACATAGCATACGATTTGATGTGGCTATGGGAGTGTGGCTTCAAGTATGATGGTCCTGTGTTCGACACAATGCTAGGCGAGTATGTCTTGCAACGTGGCAACAAGCAACCACTATCACTAGAAGCATGTGCTGAAAGATATGAGTTAGATACTAAGAAGCAGGACACCTTGAAAGAATACTTCAAGCAGGGTGTAGGTGTTGATGAGATACCACCTGATGAGTTATCTTCTTACCTGTCAGCAGACTTACATGCAACACAGCAGTTGTCTGATAGACTAACCAAGAGACTGATGACTACTGATTCAGCCTTGATGGAATGTGTTGTACTTACTAACAGAGTTTGTGTTACTCTTGCTCACATATATAACACAGGCTTTGCAGTCGATGTACCTAAGTTAGAAGAGGTCAAGACACAGTTTGAGACAGAGAAGATGGATATAGAAAAGCGACTACAGGTTCAGATAAGAGCCTTAATGGGAGACACACCTATCAATCTTAATAGTCCAGAGCAAATGTCTTGGGTTATCTACAGTAGAAAACCACACGACAAGACTATGTGGGCAAATGCTTTTACTCCTTATATGAGTAAGCAACACTTCAACGAAGTTGTATCTAGCAGTTCAGATATAGTATTCAAAACAAAAGCTGTATCATGTAGAGAATGTAATGGTACAGGTCAGATAAGAAAGGTAAGAAAGAATGGACTTCTTTACACTAATGCACATAAGTGCTTACCTTGTTCTGCTAGTGGTTATATTTTTCAGTCCACTAAGGTAGTTGCAGGACTGAAATTTAAAGCACCAAGTTCTAAGTGGGTATCTGCTAATGGATTTGGTGTATCTAAGACGAACCTAGATATGTTACAGAGCATGGCTAAACGTGTCAACATGACTGATGCTGTCAATTTTCTGACAGATGTCAAACGTTTGTCAGCTTTGGATTCATACCTAAGTTCTTTTGTAGAGGGCATCAAAGCACACGTTAAATCGGATGGCAAGCTTCATGTGAGATTATTACAACACAGGACTGCAACAGGTAGATTTAGTGGTGCTGACCCTAATATGCAGAATATGCCTAGAGGTGGTACGTTTCCTGTTAAGAAGGTATTCATATCACGTTGGTCAGGTGGCAAGATACTTGAAGCTGACTTTGCACAGTTAGAGTTTAGAGCTGCGGCATATTTATCACAAGATAAGGTGGCAATGGATGAAGTTTCTACAGGGTTCGATGTTCACTCGTATACGTCTAAAGTTATTACTGATGCAGGTCAACCGACTTCTAGACAGGATGCGAAAGCACACACATTCGCACCACTCTACGGAGCAACAGGCTTCGGCAGAAGTAAAGCAGAAGCAGAGTACTATGAACACTTTACCAAAAAGTACACAGGTATCAAAGCTTGGCACTCCAGATTGGCTAAAGAAGCTCTAGAGACAGGTAAGATATCTACACCATCAGGCAGAGAGTTTTCTTTTCCTGATGTACAACGAAGAATGAATGGCACAGTAAGCTTCTTTACACAGATAAAGAACTATCCTGTACAGAGTTTTGCTACTGCCGACATAGTTCCTATTGTGTTGATACACATGGAGAACTTGTTAGCTAACTACAAGTCATGTATTGTTAATTCAGTACATGATTCTGTGGTGGTTGACATACACCCTGATGAGATACAACAGGTGTTATACCTCATCAAACTACTCAATAGTAGTCTCCAATCTATTATTGAGAATCAGTTTAATATACAGTTCAATGTACCATTATTACTAGAAGCAAAAATAGGTGATAATTGGCTTGACACTAAAGATGTTAGCTGATATAACTATAAAACATTTGACTCACAGAAAGGAGCAATACACATGGATAATAATTTAGTAACGATAGACACGAATAACTATGAAGCAATGGCTAAAGCAATGGGGATAGCAGGTGAAGGCACTAAGTCTTCAGATGCAAAGAAGACTCAACAGCTACCACGTTTCAGAATAAACCATTCACCAATCATGGGTGAAACCAAGATGAATGGCAAGAACGTAAACGTTGAGATAGTACAAGGTGGTACGTACAAGCTTGAGATACCTGATGGAGAAACTTACTACAGTAAGACAGCTTCTATCAGACCTTTCATGCAGAGGTTTATGTATAAGAGGTTCGTTAAGAACATGAACGCAAAGATGGGTGAGCCTATGGGTGTCTATCACAAGACAGTTATGGCAGACTCATTGAACCTAGACTTGAAAGATAATCAAGGTGGGTTTAACTGTGGTAAACCAGCAGGTTACATACAGGACTTCAAGGCATTACCTGAGAAGACTCAAGACTTAATCAAACAGATTAAGAGAGTACGTGTTATCTTTGGTATGGTTGATTTACTTGAGCCATCTAATAATAAAGGTGAGAGTGTTGCCTTTGAATCTACACCATTCATATGGGAGATAGATAATAGAGATGCCTTCAAGACTGTTGGTGCTCCATTCACTAAGTTAGCACAGCTAAAGAAGCTACCTGTTCAGCATACTATTGCACTAGATACAGAGGAACGTAAGTTACCTAATGGCAATGTATTCTACTTACCTGTCAGTACCTTAGACATTTCCAATAAGGTTGACTTATCTGATGATGACCAAGTAATCTTTGGTGATTTCATGTCATGGATTCAGAACTACAATCAATACATTGTAGGTGAGTGGGATGCTAATGTAGGTGGTAATGCTAGTCAAGACATGAAAGACATAGTAGAAGACTTTGTTGAAGTGGATGCAAGCTAATGAATCACCGTGCTGAATTGGCGATACATAAGTTACTAGAAGACGTGCTTGCTTCCAAGAAGCAGATGTCAATGGAGACTATTGAAGGTGTAGCATCTGATATAAAGGATGCTATGGTTCGTCAGTTCGGAACTAAAAATGACAGGGGGGATTTTAGATTACGTATGTCTAACATAGGTAAGCCTTCCTGTCAGCTTTGGTTTGACAAGAACCATCCTGAGAAAGCATTACCGAAAGGTAATAACTTCTTAATGACTATGATGATTGGTGATATAGTCGAAGCTGTATTTAAGGGTATACTTAAAGAAGCAAAGATTGATTACCAAGAGAGTGAAGAGGTAGCCTTAGAACTAGAAGATGGCACTAAGGTTAAAGGTACATACGACTTAGTGTTAGATGATTGTGTAGACGATATAAAGTCTGCATCTGATTGGTCTTACAAGAATAAGTTTGATTCATTTGAGTCGTTAGCGAATGGCGATAGCTTTGGTTATGTAGGTCAACTTGTTGGTTATGCGAAAGCGAGTGGTAAAAACATAGGTGGTTGGTGGGTAGTGAACAAGTCTACAGGACAGTTCAAGTACGTATCAGCAGGAAATGCAGACACAACTCACGTCTTAGGTAACATCGAGAAGACCGTTAAGCAAGCTAGAGCTAAAGACTTAGTGAGATGCTTTGAGCCTGAAGAAGAAACCTTTAGAGGTAAAGCTACAGGCAATCTTGTTCTCAATAAGAACTGTAACTTCTGTGACTTTAGATACACTTGTTGGGATACTCTTAAAGAGTTACCTGCACAGAAGTCACAAGCCAAAGAACCTAAGATGGTTCAATACATAAAGGTAGCATAATGTTTCCTTCTCACAAGGCAACACGTGCTGCTTACAAGTATGGGTATAGGAGTGGATTAGAGCATAAGGTCTCACTCTATCTAGAAGAACGTAGTCATAAGTATGATTATGAATCTATCAAGATAGAGTGGGAAGACCTAGCCTACAGAACCTATACCCCTGACTTTATATTGAGTAATGGTATTATCATTGAGACAAAGGGAAGGTTTCTTACAGGAGATAGACGTAAACATCTAGCTGTTAAGAAACAACATCCAAGATTAGATATCAGATTTGTCTTTGAGAATAGCAGACGTAAGCTAAGTAAGGGTGCTAAGTCTACGTATGGTCAGTGGTGTGACAAGCACGGATTCAGATATTATGATAGGATAATCCCTGAAGATTGGCTAAAAGAAAAAGGTAAGAACAAACATCCTACACTAATTAAATTCACAGGTAAAAAAGTAAGGAGATTAAAATGATAAATGATAGATACTTAGATGATGAAGATTTTGTTATACAGATAAAACCACACATAGATAGTAAGGGTTGGACAGGCGATGTCTCTCTTAGTATTATGGTAGGCAAGAAGAATCCATTGAGTGATGATGACTTTGAAGCTATGTTAAATTTTACTAGGCAGATATGTTCTACTGTACCCTTGATGGAACATAATAAAATATTTAGAGATGCTGTAGAAGCAGAAGCAGATAAACATTTACCTATAGAAGATGTATTCGATATACCTGACAAGAAAGATGGTGCAGTTCTAGAGATAGATGACAACGTTATACATATAGCATTTGGAAAAGAGAAGACTACTCATTGACAATGGCACAAGAAGAGTATATAAAAGATATGAGACACATGGATTACATGAGAATGATGGCAGAAAAGGAGAATGAAATGGCAAAACAAGATATGGTTAATCACCCTAAACATTATAATGAGTCAGGCATTGAATGTATTGATGCCTTAGAAGCTGTCTTAGGAGATGGCTTCTCATCCTATTTGCAGGGTAACATTATAAAATACATGTGGAGGTTTAGATACAAGAATGGTAAGGAAGACCTCAAGAAAGCACAATGGTATTTAAATAAACTCATTGAGGTGCATGATGATAAAAGTTAAAGTTATGATGACACTAAACATTGACCCTGAAGAATACCCTGTACCTTCTGATGGTATGGTTGATGAGGAGATTGAAGAATACATAAGAGAATCCTTCCATGAAATAGAAGGTGTTAAGATACGTAATATGAAACTAGTTAGCGAGGATATATAAATGATACAAAACTATTTACCAACCGACTACCAAAACTTTATAGCACTCTCTCGCTATGCAAGGTGGAAGGATGACGAACAACGTAGAGAGAATTGGGGAGAGACTGTCGATAGATACTTTGATTATATGAGTAATCATCTTACTAAGAATCATTCGTACACTATTACAAAGGCTCTCAAAGATAAGCTTACAGAGCAGATAATGTCATTGGGTGTGATGCCTAGCATGAGAGCCTTAATGACAGCAGGACCTGCCTTAGACCGTTGCCATGTAGGTGGTTACAACTGTAGCTACATACCTGTTGATAGTCCACGTTCATTTGATGAATGTATGTACATACTTATGTGTGGAACAGGTGTAGGTTTTTCTGTTGAACGTGAGAATGTAGACAAGTTACCTATAGTCAACGAACACTTTGAAGATAGCACTACTATCATAACTGTTGGTGACAGCAGACCGGGTTGGGCAAAGGCATTAAGAGAACTCATTGCTATGTTATATGTAGGACAAGTGCCTACATGGGATGTATCACAAGTTAGACCAGCAGGTGCACGACTTAAAACATTTGGTGGTAGGGCATCTGGACCTGCACCATTAGTAGAGTTGTTTCAATTCTGTATACAGAAGTTCAAGGGTGCTAAAGGTAGAAGACTATTCCCTATTGAATGTCACGACTTAATGTGTAAGATTGGTGAGGTTGTAGTTGTTGGTGGTGTCAGACGTTCTGCTCTTATCTCATTGTCTAACTTAGGTGATGACCAAATGAGACATGCAAAAGCAGGGCAATGGTGGGAGAATGAAGGTCAACGAGCACTAGCTAATAACTCTGTAGCATTTAAAGGTAAGCCTGAGATGGGTACATTCATGAGAGAATGGACAGCTTTATATGAATCTAAGTCAGGAGAACGTGGTATCTTCAATAGACAGGCTGCCAAGGTTAAGGCATTAGAGAATGGCAGACGAGATGCAAACCATTACTTTGGATGCAATCCATGTAGTGAGATTATACTTAGACCATATCAGTTCTGTAATCTTACAGAGGTAGTATGCAGAGTTACAGATGACCTAGTATCTTTAAAAGAAAAGGTACGTATGGCTACCATCTTAGGTACACTTCAGTCTACTCTTACTAACTTTAAATACTTACGTAAAGTGTGGAAGGATAATACAGAAGAAGAAAGACTATTAGGAGTTTCCCTAACAGGTATTCTTGACTGCCCTATATGGACAGAAGAGATACTAGAAATCCTAAGAGATGTAGCAGTAGAAACTAATAAGAAGATGGCTAAAGACTTAGGTATTCCACAGTCAACTGC